TCAGGAGGCTTATGGCTTCGCCGCGCTTACGCTTAGGCTTAGCCGTCTGTAATGATACATGAACATCAAACCGCCCGAAACCCGCAAAGACAAGCCGGTTCTCGTCCGGCTATCTCAACAAGACCGCCAGCGCCTGCAACGCGCCGCGCGCAAGTTGAAACTACCAATGGCAACCATCGCCTACCAATGCGTTAAGCAATACCTTGACGCCGAGTTTGGCAAAGGTGGCCAGTCATGACCATCAAACCTGTTTGCAGCACCGTCAGCTTGCTGGAAAGTCATTTGTGCGCCATCCCTGTTGCCGCAATTCGTGATGCGCTCTCCCTCGATGACAGCGGCGTCAGCCGCATCAAAACTGGCGAACGCCGCCTTTCTTTCAAAGAGTTCTGCATCCTGATTGCGCTCCCCAGTTCCGCGCAGCCGCAAGGACTGGCACTCGCCCCGGCCAAAGCCATCATCATCACTCCAGAACTGTTCCGCGCACTTCGCGACCTAGCCCGCGATTCGCTCAATATGATGAGCGAGGACGGTGCCGCATGAGACAGACCATCCGCTACCATCGCGACCCGCGCGAGACGCGCCTCGATGCCATCCGCAACGTATGCGAAATCCTCGCCTGCCTCGCCGCCGTCGCGCTGTTTGCCGTCATGTTTGCCAAAGCACTCACCGACGATGACCCGTTCTACCGCACCGACAACGACGCGCACTATCAGCGTATCGCCGACCTCTGCCCCAATCTAAGCGGTCAAGACCAAATCGACTGCTACACATGGTTGCGCAAGGGAGGACATCATGAGTAAAGAAATTTCTCGGAGCGTACCGCTGACTTTTCATTTGCCGCAAACATTGCTAGAACTGCACAATATGCTGCATAGAATAAAAGAAGAATTTATTTACAAGAGGCCAGACTTCGATATATTTATCTATTTCTTGGGAGAAAGCAGTGTCTATAAAAAAACAGGTATTAGTTTTTGCGCCTACCCCATTTGCCCTTCTTATACAAGAATAGAAAACATAGATACTATATGGTTTTTCTTTGATGGTGAAAACCTTTTTGCCGAATACAAAGAAGATAAATATACGGAAGAACAATTCCAATCTGTACTCAAGGCTCTTGTCGCTTGCGCTGAAGCGGAACAGAAAAAATTAAAGGCGGCGCGTCATGTGTAAATATCTGCGCTATTTCCCTTGTCCAGCCTGCGGCGCACCGTTGAGTATCCGCGCCAGCCACCAAACACACAGTGCGCTACGCGAGCAAAACAGCAATTGCACAAACCCACACTGCGGGGCGAGTTATGTCTTGCGTACAGAAGTCGCAAAACAATTGTCGCCGCCGTCCGCATTGTTTGCAAATAAAGCAAAATCAATCCCTATTTGCGAGGATTTTGGTGACCAACTCTACGATATTGCCCGCGAATATGTATCTCGCCCGTGGCAAGGTGCATTGTCGCGCGACGACAAAATCAACGCCTGCCGCGAATATCTGCAAGGTATCGTCGAAATAGACAACCACCGCGCCGAGTTGCTCGCTGCCCATGTCATCGCCGAACGCGAATCCGCCGACGTCGCTACCAACTGGTCGCTTGCGCTGGACGAGAGTACATCCGCCTGTGTCATCCTCAACCACGGCGCGCAGCAATACGCCATTTCGCTCAAAGAGTTGGCCGGATTTGCCGAGGCACGCCGTGCGGCGCTGGAAGACGGTCGCGATACCCTACAAACCAGCCTGTTGTAACGGGAGACGCCCATGTCTGATATGTCGCCCGAACTGCGCGGGCGGGTGCTACCGCGCATCCTTGCCGACTACGGCTTTAAGCCGAGCGCCGACAAAAAATGGCTGAATCAGGGTAAATGCCCGGCCTGCGGCAAAAAAGAGCTGTTCACCTCGGCCGAAAATCCGTGGGTGTTGCGCTGTGGCCGCGTCAATAAATGCGGCCAGGAATTCAGCGTCCGCGACCTTTACCCGGAGGAATTCCGGGATTTCACGAAACGCTTTGAGGCGACCCCGCAAAACCCGACTGCCACCGCCGACGCCTATATGCGCGAAGCACGCGGCTTGAGCGTGATGCGTATGAAGGGCTACTACACGCAAGAGAAGTGGTGGAGCAATCAGGCGAACCGAGGAACGGCCACGGTGCGCTTTTACCTGCCACAAAGCACCTCTTATATGGAGCGCTTTGTTGACGCGGTAGAAGTAGTCAAAGCAGACGGCAGCCGCGAGGTGCGCAAGCAGAATTTCAGCGGCCCGCACGCCGGCCTGTGGTGGTGTCCGCCGGATATCGCCCTGCAAGCGGGTGACGAGGTATGGATCACCGAGGGGATCATTGATGCGATCTCCCTCTGGCAAAACGGCGTCAAGGCCGTCGCTATCCTCTCCTGCGGCAATTACCCGACGCACGCGCTGACGCAAACACCCGACGGCAAAAACATCCATTGGGTGTGGGCGCTGGACAATGACAGAGCGGGCAAAAACGCCATCCGCAAACACGTCGCCCGGATGCGCAAAGACGGCTACGAGTGCAGCGCGGCCATCGCCCCGGCAAAAAGCAAATGCGACTGGAATGACCTGCACCGCCTCGAAAAGCTCAAGGCGGAAGACCTCACCGAATACCGCTACCACGGCGCGCTGCTGATTGCCCCTACAGTTGAGGAAAAGGCGGGGCGGATTTTCGCGCATACCAAAACGCATAGTTTTGTCATCGACCACAACAATCAAACCTACTGGTGGGAGATTGACCCCAAAGAATTTGAGCGCATGGTCGATGAGGGCGAGTACATAGGGGCAAAATCTGAAGAGGATGCCAACCGCATGGTTGCCGAGAAAGCCGGAAAGGTACGCATGATTTGCAATACCCGCATTGAATTTCTCTATTTCCAATTCAATGAGACCTTGCAAGAAAGCAAATTTTTTGGCCGCGTGCATTTCCCGGATGGGCGCACACCGATCAATGTCATTTTCTCGAATGGGCAAATCACCACATCGAGCGAATTCAAAAAACAACTCGCCTCGGCGCAAGGGGCATGGTGGCAAGGCGATGCAAAGCATTTGGACTGGATTGGCAGCCGCTGGCTGCGCAATCTGAAAACCGTGGAGGCAATCGACCACCTCGGCTACAGCCGCGAGCATGGTTGCTATATCTATCCCAAAGTGGCGGTTTGCAATGGCCGCATCCATGAAATTAACGACGAGGATTATTTCGACCTGCCGAAAAAGACGATTAAATCGCTATTTCGCGGGGCAAACATGACGCTGGAAACCACCAGCGAACATTATTACAAAGAATGGGCGCAACTGGTATGGCGCGCATTTGGCACCAACGGCATGATTGCCGCCGTGTATTGGTTTGGATCAATGTTTGCCGAGCAAATTCGCCATGTGCAGTCATCGTTTCCCTTTCTGGAAATTATCGGTGAACCAGGCAGCGGTAAAACCTCGCTGATTGAATTTATCTGGAAACTCTTTGGCCGCGAAGACTATGAGGGCATCGACCCAAACAAAAACAGCTTGGTCGGCAACCAGCGCAGCATGATGCAATACGGCAATTTGCCGGTGGTCTTTATTGAGGCCGACCGCGCCGAAGGCTCGCACGCCAAACGTTTCGATTGGGATGAGACCAAAGGCTACTACAACGGACGCGGCACCCGTGTGCGCGGCCAGCGCAATGCTGGCGTCGAAACTCACGAGCCGCCCTTCCGTGGCACGCTGGTCATCGCACAAAACGAACCGGTCAATGCCAGCGACGCGGTACTGGAGCGCATCGTGCAACTGCGCTTCACCAAGTCTGGACACAGCGAAGATTCAAAGGCGGCGACCGATGAAATGCAGCGCATGAGCGCCGAGCAATTGAGCTGGTTCACACTGCTTGCCGCTACCCATGAAAAACAGGTCGTGGATTACGTCATCGAAAAAACCGGCAAATATCAGGAATTGTTGTTAAAGGTGGACGGGATTGACCATGCACGTCTGGCCAAAAATCATGCGCAATTGATAGCGCTCGCCGAAAAATTTGCCGAACTGGTCGAATTGAGCGAAGACCAAAAAAAGCAGACCTGCAATGCCATTAAAGAAGCCTGCATCGCGCGGCAAAGCACCATTGCCGCCGATCATCCAATGGTTGCGGAATTCTGGGAGGCATTCGATTTCCTCGACGACGACTACGACCAATACGGCAACCGCACGCCTGTATTGAATCACAGCCGCGAACCTACCGAAATCGCCGTAAACCTGAATGAGTTTGTTGAAAAAGCGGCCAATGCCAGACAACAAATACCACCGCTGACCGATTTGAAACGCCACCTGAAAACCTCGAAACATCGCAAATTCATCGAATCGAGCCGGGTTGTTTCATCCGCTATCACTTATCGCGCGACGCGCTGCTGGATATTCAAGCGCTCCCGCGCGGAAATACGAGCCATACAGGATAAATAACAGGGGGAATAACTCACACCCCATACCCGCGAGTGGGAGGACGAGCGGCAAGTGTCCGTAAATAACTGCCGCAGCGTTTGCCGAGTTTATACCTCGCCCGGTGAAAACGCCGACTTGCCGCCGTAAGCGGCAACCTTTGAATCCATAAACCGGAGAAAACGTAATGTTACAAACAACCGAAAAGCACCCGTTCCAAGACCATCCTAATAGTGAATATCGCTATTTTGTATATGATCCGTTTGACCAAATAATGCTTTATTACAAATCAACAGAAGAACAATTAAATGCTGCCAAAGATATAATTCAGGAATGTAAAGCTGATGACAATCTCTGGGCAGAAGAGGCTGGGCAAGTATTAATGGGGGAAATTACCCATATAACTGTAGAAAAGGTTTTAGAATGCCGCCCTGAACGTGAAAATTACTCCTCCGAACAAGCCTTTAATGATGCTATGGAGGAATGGCCATACGGGGATGAGGTTGACAGCGTATCTAATTTTGTCATATGCCCGATAGGGGTGAAACCATGACCGTTTATAAAATTTCCGACTGGAAGAACGTCGTAGAAATGAAAATATCTATCGACTGGAATAACCCGGAAGCAGAAAAATTCGTGAAAGACACATCTATGTTCTGGCCTGGGCATCCTAATAGAGATGATGACATTGCAAAACACATCGAATTCATGTTCGAAAACATAGCTAATGATGCCTATTGCCTTTCACGACGAAATAACATCAGATTCTCACCAGATAAAATAAACGAACTTGTTTTGGAACGTGAATGTTATTCCGGTTCACAACAAAAATTTTTCAAAATTTATGATTTTGTGGATAAAACTGAACCGATGGTTTGGAGGATTGAAGAAATGGGGTGCGCATGACCATTCGCAAGATGAATCGCGCCCAGTATGTGCTGGATTTCGGCAAAGAGATTATCGTTGACCTTTTTGCTGGAGGGGGTGGCATGTCCACCGCGATACACAACGCCGTGGGCATCAGCCCGCACATCGCCTGCAACCATGACGCGGAGGCCATCGCCATGCACGAGGCGAACCACCCGCAAACCGAGCACTACCGCGCCGACGTGTTTGAACTTGACCCGTATCTGGCGACGGGTGGACGTCCGGTCGGGTTGTTGCATGCCTCGCCGGATTGCACTCACCACAGCCAGGCCGCCGGCGGACAGCCACGCGATCGCAAAATCCGTGCTTTGTCCTGGGTAGTGCTGCGCTGGGCGGGACAGGTCGCACCGCGCGTCATCACCCTGGAAAACGTGCGGCAGATTACCCAATGGGGACCGCTGGTCGCCAAACGTGACAAGGCAACAGGACGGGTCATCAAGACCGACGGTACCGTCGCCGCCAAAGGCGAAGTGGTGCCGTTGCAACAGCAATACCTCATCCCGAATCCCAAACAGGCCGGCAAAACGTGGCGTGCTTTCGTGCGTGCGCTGGAGGCCTATGGCTACTGTGTGGAATGGCGTATGTTGTGTGCCGCCGACTACGGTGCGCCAACAACACGCGAGCGCTTGTTCATGGTAGCCCGACGCGATGGCCTGCCGATTGTCTGGCCGACGCCGACGCATTACAAAAATCCTGTGCGCGGACAAAAACGTTGGCGCAGTGCAGCCGAATGTATTGACTGGTCAATTCCCGGCAAGAGCATTTTCGGACGGGAAAAACCGCTGGCAGAAAACACCCTGAAACGCATCGCCAAAGGAATTCGTCGCTTTGTTCTGGACAATCCGCATCCGTTCATCGTCACCACATATGGCGAGACGGCTACGATGACGCAGGCCCCAATGCTGGTTACTGCGGGTCATGGCGAGGGTAGTGGTGTCACCCAGCGGCGCGGCATCGGCAGTCGTGACCCACAACAGCCCCTCGGTACCGTTACCGCCACGGGCGGCGGTGGCCATTCGATCGCTTGCGCTTGGCTAATGCAGGCGAACGGCGGCTTCTATGACATCAGCAATGCAGCGGGCGGACGTGCAATGGAGGCCCCACTCTCCACGATTACCAACAGCGGCAGCCAACAACAATTGCTGTCAGCGCATCTGATGCGCCAGTTTGGCACCAGTACCGGCAGTGATTTACACGATCCGGTCGGTACCATCATGGCCGATGGCGCTGGAGGCAAAACCGGTCTGGTGGAATGTTTGCTGGAATGTCAGGAAGACCATACCGCACGCGCATTGCGCGTCGCCGCATTCCTCGTCAACTACTACGGTAACGGGACAGCGCGCAACCTACATCCACCACTGGATACCATCACAACCAAAGACCGTCTGGCGCTGGTGACGGTGTATATCACTGGTGTGCCCTGGGTCATTGTGGACATCCGCCTGCGCATGTTGTATCCGCATGAGCTCTACAAGGCACAGGGCTTTCCGTCCGACTACATCTTCACCCACGGTGGCGACGGGCGTCCGTTCACGAAAACAGCGCAGGTCCGCATGTGCGGAAACAGCGTATCACCACCGCCTGCCATTGCCTTGCTCAAAGCCAATTATCAACGCAGCAAACAGTTCAAGGAGGCTGTATGAATATTAACTACTCCGACCTCCCGCGCGAAACGCATTTGACGCTGGCCGAGATTTCCACGTCAAAAGCCCGTGGGCGGGTACGCAAGGGCATCACTACGCTTTCGCCGCAAACCATCCGCCGACTGGAAGCCAAAGGCGAATTCCCAAAATCCCGCAATTACAGCGGGGCGAAAGGGCGCTACTACATCCTCGGCGAGGTTATGGACTGGATGGAGCAGCAAAACGCCAATACTACATAACGGTCGCTTTCAGTCCGTCCAGATAATCGGCCCATTCTTGCAGCATGGTGCGCCGCTGTTCCAAATATTTCGCGTGGTTGTATGTGCCACGCGTTTTGTTTTTGTCGGCGTGGCCAAGCTGCGATTCGACCCATAGCGAGTTGTAATTCTGGTCGTGTAGCAGGGTTGAGGCGGTGTGCCGCCAGCCATGCGGCGTTACCCGGTCGCTGTACCCGATCTGGATCAGTACCTTTTTGGCGGCGGCATCCGAAAGCGGTTTGCCCTTGTGGAGATTACAAAACACATACGGCGTCCGCCCCGTTACCTTGCGTAAACTCTCAATCAGTTCCCATGCCTGCCGTGGAAAAGGCACGGTATAGACGTTCTTTTTTTTCTCTGTCGGCGGCGTCCGTGTCCATGTACGTGCCTCGGCGTCAATTTCATCCCAGCGCATCAAACGCAGCTCGCTGGGGCGGATGAATAGCAGCGGCTGTAGTTGCGACATCGTCCTAGATTGCGGCATCCCCTCATATTCATCCAGTGCGACCAACAGCCGGCCGATTTCCGCCGGGTCGGTCAGGTGACGGAAAGGTGTGGATTTGTGCGGGGTCAGCAACAAATGCAGGTCGGCGGCGGGGTTGTATGTGCATCGGTTGGTAATGATGGCGTAGCCGAAAACCCGCGACACGGCAGAAAGCAGTTTATCGACGGTCAAGCCCTGCTCCTGCAGGGTACGCAACACCTGCAAAATCTGCATTGGCTCAATTTCCGTAACGGGCAAATGCCCAATACGCGGGAACATATACGTCTCCAGCCGGGCGATGGTCGAACTTTTGTGTTTTCCACTCCAATGCTTCGCGGCAGCAGCCTGTTCGACCCACTGCATGGCCACATCGGCAAAGGTATTGGCATAGGCGGCTGCCTTGTCTGCGCGAAACCGCTTTGACATCACCGCCGGGTCCTTGCCGTCGGCAATCATCAATTTTGCTTCATCACGCCGCAAACGCGCCTGTTTGAGGCTGGTTTTCGGGTACGCGCCAAATGACACGACCTGCTGTTTTTTGCTGCCCAGCATCCGGTAATACAACCGCCAGTATTTGCGGCCATCGGCCGACACCTGCAAACACAGCCCTCCACCATCGAAATACTTTTTAACCTTCAGACCGCCCGCGTCCGCGCTGCGGCATTGTGTTTCCGTCAACGCCATTTTGGTACTACACCCCTTTTTAATCCTACAAATGGTACTACAAAAAGCGTGGTGTACGCTGGTATCTGCTGGTAACTCCTGGACGCAAAAACGCCCACAACACCTCGCTATTTCTGGCGTTTTGGTGTCTTGTGGGCATCACTGGTTTCAATTATTGGAGCGGGTGAAGGGAATCGAACCCTCGTCGTAAGCTTGGGAAGCTTCTGCTCTACCATTGAGCTACACCCGCGAAACGCGGCGGATTATAGCGGAAACGGCGACTGCGGGCGGCAATTTCTTCACCTTGGCTTGTCATAAATTTCGAGGTTCTTACGCCGTCCCTGATAAGAAAGCTGGCAGCTGATGAACATATCCGGAAGAAATATCGATGAAGCCAAACGCAACACCGCATCTGCGGCATAGGCGTTGATGTCAAGTATTTGCAGATCCGCAGCCAGTTCGTCGTGATCAGCCTGCGTCGGGCGATAATCGCTTTGTGCGTAGCAGGCTTCGTTCACTTCCCGTGCGATATCGGCAAGCAAGGTGTCCATTGTTACCCGGCTGATAAGAACGTGTTCACAGTCTTCGTAGCAGGACTCCCAAGAAAGCCAAAACTACCATTTGCAGACTGGTACTCAACTTACGCTCGCAGTTTTTCC